ATGTTCTGAAAGAGCATCGCGTTCAGACTGGTGGCACCAATTCGGCAGGCGGCTTCACGGTCCCGACCGAGTTGGCGACCTTCATCGAGAAGGCGATGATCGCAACCGGCCCGATGTATGGCGACCAGTTCTTCACCGTCATCAACTCGGCGGATGGCCGCACGTTCAACATTCCGACTGTTGATGACACCGCAGTCACTGCCGAGGCGCACACGGAAGGCACGCAGCCGACCGATGACGGCGGCAAGGACGTGACCTTCGGTCAGAAGTCGCTGGGCGCGTTCGCGTTCGACTCCGAGTGGGTGCGTTGGTCGGCGGAACTCAATGCTGACAGCATCCTGAACATGGAAAGCCTGCTGGGCGAGCTTCTGGGCGAGCGCCTCGGTCGCATCGCAAACAGCAAGCTGACCACAGGCTCGGGGTCTTCAGACGTTGAGGGCATCGTAACCAACTCGGCAGCGGGCAAGACCGCAGCCGCGACCGCCGCTGTGACTGCCGATGAGATCATTGACCTGATCCATTCGGTTGATCCGGCTTACCGCACCGCACCCAGCACCGCCATCATGATGAACGACAGCACGCTCGCTGCCGTTCGCAAGTTGAAGGACGGCGACGGCAATTACCTCTGGCAGATGGGCAACTATCAGGCCGGTATTCCGCAAAACCTGCTGGGCTACAACGTGGTCGTGAACCAGGCGATGGACAGCCTTGCAGCCGCCAAGAAGGTCATGCTGTTCGGTGATATGTCGAAGTTCTACGTTCGGAAGGTGGGCGCTCCGTCGCTCTACGTCGCGCGCGAGCGCTTCGCTCCCGACTTTGGCATCTTGGGCTACATCCGCTTCGATGGCGTGTTGACCAACACGGCGGCGATCAAGCACCTGATCACTGCGGCATCGTAAAGGTCAGCTTCTAGGTGGGGCGGGTTATCTCGCCCCACTCACTAAGTTGATCTGAAAGGAGACAACATGCCCAAGGTTAAACTTCTGACTTCGATGGCTGGCATCAACTTTTCGCACAATGAGGGCGATGTGATTGACTGCAATGAGGCCGAAGCGGTGCGCTTCATTCAGGCTGGCATTGCCGAGCCGATTGAGACTGAAAAGCCAGAGCGTGCTGTAAAAACCCGCGCAATGCGCCGTGCTGTCAAGGATGAGTAAGCAATGGTCAAGCCGCTGCCATGCCACGACGCGCTTGAACTGATTGACGCGCCTGCCACTACGCCGATCACCTTGGCGGAAGTGAAGGCGCAGTTGCGCGTTGAGCATAGCGACGATGACACGCTGTTGACGCGGCTGATTGACGTGGCGGTTGCCTATACCGATGTCCAGGGCGCGCTCGGCCATGCGATGATTTCGCAGAAATGGGGACAGTGGATCGACAGCACGCCGCCGCAAAGCGTGAAGCTAATCTTGGGTCCGGTCATTCAGGTGAACGCGGTCAAATATTACGACACAGACGGCAATCTACAGACCGACACGCTTGGCAACTATCAAGTGACCGGAACATCGTTCGCGTCTTATGTAGAACCCGCTGAGGGATTTGATTGGCCGGTCACGCAGGATCGTTCGGACGCGATCCGAATTGAATACACAATCGGCTATGGCGAGGCGACCAGCGACATCCCGGACACGCTGCGCCACGCGCTCATGCTTCTGGTCGGTCATTGGTATGACCACCGCGAGAATACCGTGATGGATGAATTGAGCAACATTCCATACGGCTTCGACATGCTGACCGATATGCACAGGCGCTGCTGGTATGGTTAAGGCTGGTCAATATCGTGAGCGCGCCGAGTTCCAGCGGCTGTCCGAGGGCAGCGTTGACAGCTACGGCAACGTCTATACCGGGTGGTCGTCGCTGGCCACGCGGTGGGCGGATATGCGCGAAACGACAGGCAAGGAGGCCATCGAAGGCGGCGCGATGTTTAACACCGGCATGGCCACCATGCGGGTGCGCAGCGACAGCACCACGCAAGGCGTGACCACAGCCGACCGCGTAGTGATCCGAGGCGTGACGTGGGCCATCAAGGGGCTTGTGCAGATCGACCGCAAAAACACCATCCTTGAGTTCAAGCTAGAGCGCGGGGTGGCGGCATGAAAATCGAAGGCGTGAAAAAGCTGCTGCGCCAATTAGACGATTTGCCGGTTGAGGTGCAATCCGGCTTGAAAAAGTCAATCCAGCGCACGGTCAAGACTGGCGTCAACAAAGGAAAAGCGTTGGCACCAGTACTGACTGGTGATTTCAAAAACGGCATCAACGGCAGTTTCAAATCTGGCGAAAAAGGCGAGATATTCGGATTCATCAATTTCTATGATGGCTCCGCAGATGACGGCCTGGCCGCAGCTTCGATCAACTACGGCTGGAATAACGCAGCGATTGCCTACAATATCCGTGCGCAGGTCAAAGCTATTGTCGGTCCACGCCATAAGCGTGCGGTGCAGCGTCAGATTAGGAAAGCAATCAAAGAGGCGCTGAATGGCTGATGGCTTTGCTTTGGCGCTTCAGGCGGGCCTGCGGGCGGCTCTGGTGGCCAACTCTGATGTGACTGCACTGGTCAGCACTCGCGTTTATGATGAGCCGCCACAGACGCCCACATTCCCTTATGTGAGGTTTCTGGCCATTGAGCCGCTTGCGTTTGACACCGACACCATAGAGGGATCGTTGGTAACAGTCACGTTTGAATGTCATTCGCGCAGCGCATCTGGTAGAGTAGAGGCATCGCAAGTCGCAGAGGCCATCAAGGCTGCGCTGCATCGCCAAGAGGCCGCCGTGACGGTGACAGGTCACACGCTCGTTGAATTGATTTTCGAGAACTATTCTGTCACAAGAGACCCCGAAGGCCGTGGCTACACGGCTGTAATCGCGCTTCAAGCAATGCTTGAGCAAAACGCCTAAACTCCCGCGCCCTGGGCAAGCGCAGCACTATGGAGGCCGATCATGGCTAAACAACTTGGACGCGCCCTGCTTGTTAAGATTGGCGATGGCGCAGACCCGGAAGTCTTCAGCAATCTTTGCGGGCTGAACTCTAAATCTCTCACAATCAACAACTCGTCGATTGATGTCACCACGCCGGACTGCACGTCGCCGGAAGGCGCGCTTTGGACTGAGACGCTTAATGGTCTGAAAAACGTGTCTGTTTCGGGAGACGGCTTCTTTGAGGACAGCACAGCAGAAGCGCGCATGAATACGATTGTCATGGCGGCTGATAATCAATGCAGCTTTGAGATTGTTGTTCCAGACTTCGGCACCTATGCGGGCGAATTCCGCATCGCTTCCGTCGAGTTCGGCGGCGAGACTGAAGGCGGTGTGACCTACAGCATCAGCCTTGAAAGTACCGGGGCGGTCACGTTCACGGCTGCGTGATGACAATCACCGCTGAAGCGCCGCGTGGGGGCATCGTCGAATATCTTGGCGATGCCTCTCACGTTTTCTTGCTGCGCAATCGTGAGATTGAGCGGTTCGAGGACAAGCATTGTGGCATCTTTGAATTATGGGATGGTTTCTTCTCAGGCGGCAAGAAGCCTAGCAGCCGGGAAGTCCGGAATCTGATTGCCTTGGCGCTTGTCGGCGGCGGAAAGAAAGACCATGAGGCTGATGAAATCATCAATCGCTGCACTCCTGCTGATCTGCTCAGGCTCTACGCAATAGCGCAAGCTGCCGTGGGAACTGCATTTATGCCAGACGCAATGGAAGACGCCGCAAAAAAAAAGACAGAAGAGGCCCGCCCCCCCGAAGACTTGATGTCAGAGGCATGATTGCCAACGGCATCGTAGCGGGCTTAAAGCCTGAAGAAATTCGTGATATGATCCCTAAAGACACATTCATTGTGTTCCAGGGGTGGACTGATGCACACTCGCCTAAGAAACCCGGCTCTGAGGCGATGGGAGCTGAAGAATACCGCGAACTTGTGAGGCGCGTCGATGGCATTTAGTGCAGAACAACTGAACATCATCATCGCCGCGCGGACGCAAGACCTTCAGCGCGATCTAAAAAATGCCGAAAGGCGCGTCAGTGGTTTTGAACGTCAAAGCCGCCGAAGCCTGAGCCAGACATCTCGGCATTTTGATGCTTTGGGATCAGCCGCTCGGCGGTTGGTTCCTGTTCTGACGGCTGCATTCAGCGTTCAAGCGGGCGTTAATATGGTACGCTCTGCCGCTGAAATCGGACGCCTTGCACAAGTTGCCGGAACTGGCGTTGTTGAGTTTCAGCGTTTTGCAGCGGCAGCAAAAATCATGGGCATTGACATGTCCAATGCCAGCGATGTCATAAAGGATGTAAACGACAAGATCGGCGACTTTCTGCAAACGGGCGGTGGTCCGATGGCAGATTTTTTCGAGAATATCGCGCCTAAAGTCGGCGTTACGGCGGATCAATTCGCGCGGCTGTCTGGGCCAGAGGCGCTGAAACTTTATGTCAAGAGCCTACAAGCGGCAAACCTCACGCAAGGCGAGATGACATTCTACATGGAGGCGCTGGCAAATGATGCGACGGCGCTTCTGCCTATTTTGGTTGATAATGGTTCCGAGATGCGCAGGCTTGGCGATGAGGCAGAGCGCGCAGGTCGCATTCTTGACGAAGACGCCGTAGATGGCGCGAGGGAACTTGAAAAAGAGGTATCAGAACTTTCTGAAACAATCAAAACAGCGCTGACCGAGTCTATAATTGACAATAAAGACGAACTTCTCGCGCTTGTTGATTTTATTACCGGAACAGCCATTCCCGCTTTTGGTGATTTGATTGGTGCAATCACAAGAGGCGTTGAACTTTACAACGCAGCGCGGGGCATTGACACAGGCGACTTTGGTGCTGAACCTTCTGAAGAAGAGGCCGCAAGACGGCGCGCGGATATTGAGGCGGCGATGGGTGGTGGAGACCCATCTGCGACTGGCACGCGTTTCTATAATCCTGAGACCGGGCAGATTGAAGAATTTGGACCGGACACGCCATCCATCCCCGGCGTCACCGCGCCGAGTGAAGAATTTATCTCGGCAGAATCAACGCGCCGCCATACTGATGCGAAACGCAAAAAGCGTTCAAAGCGTGATATTCGTGATCAATTTGAAGACCTGATGAAGCGCATCGAACTGGAACATCAGTTGCTTGGCGCATCGAACGCGCGCAAGCAGGTTCTAAAGGCGATTGCCAATTCAGATAAGAAATACACCGACGACGCGATTGACGGCGCTGTATCTCGCATTGAGGCTTATGAGGCTGAAAAGCAAGCTATGGAGCGCATTCAAGCCGAGCAACAAGCGATTGCCGACACGCTTCAGGGCAGCATGGAAAGCGCATTTATGTCCATCGTGGATGGAACCAAGTCAGCAGAAGATGCGTTCAGGGACATGGCGCGCCAGATCATCATGGAACTGTATCGCGTGCTTGTTGTGCAACGGCTGGTTGGCAGCTTCAACAGCGAAACAGGGCAGGGAACCGGGATCGTCGGCGCGATTGCAGGGGCATTCACAGGACGCGCCTCGGGTGGTTCTGTGCAAGCCAATCGGCCCTACACGGTCGGCGAGCATGGCCGGGAACTGTTCGTCCCGTCATCTGGCGGTCGCGTCTTGAGCGTCCCGCAAGCGAAGGCGGCAGTCGGCGGAGGCACTGGTCAACAGGTTGTCGTCAACTATTCATTTCAAGGCGGCGTCACAGAAGCCGATCTAGGGCGCGCGTTGCCTGTTCTTGTTGAACGCACGAAGCGCGAGGTGGTTGATGCCGTGCAGCGCGGCGGATCAGTGGCGAGGGTCTTCCGGTGACAAACTATGCACTTCCTTCGCACACAGGCATTCGCAGCGTCGTTTTCCGCATGTCGTCGCAGAACTTCTCGACAGCATCGCCGTTTACCTATCAGCAGCAAATTATCAACCACGCTGGGCGGCGGTGGGAGGTGGACGTAACGCTACCGCCGATGAAGCACGCAGACGCGCGCATTTGGCTGGCGTGGCTGGCGAAGCTGGACGGATCGCTAAACACGTTTACGCTCGGCGATCCACTCGGCTGTACAGCGCAAGGCGAAGCGGGCGGCACGCCACTTGTATCAGGGGCCGATCAGACCGGAAGCAGCCTAGACGTGGATGGCTGCACGATCAGCCAGACGGGCTGGCTCAAGGCGGGAGATTACATTCAGATCGGCACGGGCGCGGACGCGCGGCTTTATATGGTCACGGATGATGTGGACAGCGATGGCGCTGGTGCTGCGACAATCAACATCTGGCCTCCCATCAACAATGCGCCTGCGGACAGCGCTGCGATTTCCGTCGCTGATACGGTCGGCGTTTTTCGCCTGGCGTCAAACATCAGCACATGGTCTGTTGATGAAGCAGCCATTTATGGAGTATCTTTTAGTGGCATTGGCCTGCCATAAGCCGGAACAAGGAGAACTGAGATGGCGACCTACACCAAAATTCAAGACTGGGTTGAATACCTTGTAGAAGGAGCGAACCTTGGGAGCGACACTTTTGCAGTCGCTTTGTCAAACACTGCGCCAGCAAGTGAAACGAGCAATCCGACAGTTTCTGGCAATGGTGTCATCGCCAATGTCACGCAGATCAGTTACGCTAACTACACTGACGATCTTACTTCTGATCGTGTTCTGGAAAGTGTGACCAGCACAGAGACCAGCGGAACATTGACTTTTGATGCAGGCGATTTCAGCATCACCGCATCAGGCGGCGCAATCGCAGATTTCCGCTACATCTACATCTATGACGATACGCTTGCTGGCGATCCTCTCGTTGCGGTCTGGGACAATGGATCGGCAATCAGCCTTGCGGATGGCGATAGCGCGACTATCAGCTTTAACGCAAGCGGGATCTTTACGCTGGCATAAGAGGTGACAAATGGGTGTCCTAGTCAATCGGGCCAAAGAAACTATAAGCAGCACCGGGACAGGCACTCTCAACTTGGGCGGTGCCGTCACTGGATATCAGTCTTTTGCAAATGCTGGCGTTTCGAATGGCAACACAGTCGCGTACGTAATAGAAGATGGTTCTTCTTGGGAGATAGGCACAGGAACGTACACAACAGGGACGCCTAACACCTTGTCGCGCACGCTTGGAGAAA